AAATAAAATGGCATCATACGTATATACAGGCAATGCAGTATCACAACAATCAGCAAATATTGCTACGGACAAGATTAGAATATCAACTACGGGTGTAGGTGTTCACCTTGTGACAGGTTATCCTAGAGTAGCTGGTACTGGTACAGCAACGGCAGCAACTAACAGTGCAACAGTCACTGGTGTTGGGACAGCATTTAATACTCAACTGTCAGTTGGTGCTTGGATAGGTAACACAACCGGAACAACCGTAGGAATTATATCAAGTATTGCAAATGCTACTAGTTTAACACTAACATCTAATGCAAGTGTAGCACTATCAAATGTTGCATACACTTTCAACAATGCGGGAGTTCCTTATGCAATTGCTACACAGCAGTCAGCAATTTTTTCTGCTAATGACTCCTACAATAGTGTTTATTGCGGTCAAGGCAATGTAGTAGCGTTTCTTACTACTGGTAGCGGCGCAGGATCTGAATTCAGTATTACTGAACTTGGTGCACCACATGCCAATACAGGTACTCAATAATACAGTTTTTAGATAAATATATAATACACTTGCATTCTGCAAGTTTATGCAGTTACCCACTGCGTAGCGGCTAGAACCCGCTAATTTTATAAAGGAAAATCAAATGGGACGTCCTCTAAAAATCGCAAAGGCTCAAGCAGTCTTAACAATTACTGATACAGCCGCTACAGGCAGTATCGTTACAATATCAGGTGGAAATCTAACAACATCGCCAACTGTTGGTGTAGCTAAAGGAATGCCATTCCAAGTAGCCACTACAGTCGGTGGTCTAACCGCAGGTGTTACATATTTTATAAATTCAATACTATCAAACACTACATTTGATGTATCTGCTACAGATTTAAGTGTTCAACCACAAGTTATGGCAACATTAACTGACACAAGTAGTCAAACAGTTAGTATGTCAGTTGGTGTAGTTGATGCTTACTTCAATAATCCAGTCGGTGGTGCAGGCTTCCCTGCAACTAACGCTAACACATACGGTGTAGTTGGTGGCAATACTAGTATTGTTGGTAAACAAGTCTTAACACGTGTTGCTATTGGTATTAATGGTACAGGTACATTGTATTCTGCTACAAATACTGCATATGTAACTGGTATTGGTACTGATTTAGCTAATACATTAAGTGTTGGTTCTGCTATTCAGGTAGCAAGCGCAAACATTAATGGTAGCACAGACTACACTAGTATAGGTTTTGCAAACACAGTTCCAGGATTAACAACAGTTGCGGTTGCTAATACACAAAATACAGGTAACATCATTGGTACTTCAGGTAATGCTCAAACATTATTAGCCAACGGAACAGTAAGATTTACTGCTAACTTAGGTGGTCTAGTTTCTGGTCAAGTTTACTTTGTCAAAGCAATCGCAAACGCAGCCGCATTTACTGTTTCTACAACATTGGGCGGTGCTGAAGTTGACTTGTCAAGTGCTACTGGTACACCAGACGCACAACAAGATGTAGTTGAATTAGTTGCAAATGCAGCCGTAGCTTCAACTGGAGCCGCATTTGTTTATGCAAATGATGAAGCTGGCTTTATTGTTCGTCAAAAAGGCAAAACAAAATATCTAGTAACAGGCGGCACAACTGGTTTAACAGCACAATGCTATACTGCTAACGTTGCAAATACAGCGTTGACACCAAATACAATGAACATCTTGTCTACTGATGCAGCCTCTGCTACAGCATATGTTTCAAGTATTAATGACTATAACTCTGAAGTTTTCCCAACACAAGTTGCAGCCGGTTCATTATCAGCAGGTACTGTTTACACAATTTACAGTGCAGGTACAACAAACTGGACAGCAGTTGGTGCTATGGCTAATATGACAGGTATTACATTCACTGCTACTGGCACAGGATCTGGTACAGGTACTGCTGTTGCATATAGTGTCAATCCTGACATTATTGCTACATTCAATACTGCGGCGGTTGCTAATGCGGCTAACGGTCAGCCTAACCCGATCGTAACTATTGCTAGTGCTTAATTATGGCAACCGGCAGAACTATTAAAATGCCAAAGACCGAAACTGATATCGCTGTACTTCAAGTTCAAGTTAAAAACATTGAACAAGATGTCAGCGAAATCAAAACTAGTCTTAAAGAGATGCATGAATGTCTTGACCGTAACGCAGAAGAAACTAGAACACTTCTAACTAATATGCGTAACGAAGATGTTGCCGCTCATAAAGAACTAGGGTCAAAAGTCTCTGCACTAGAAAAGTGGAGATGGATGATGATGGGTGCAGGCATAGTGATAGGGTCACTTGGTTTTGACACAGTAGCAAAACTGCTAAAATAAAAAAAGAGACTTAGGTCTCTTTTTTTGTAAGTGCTTTTAATTTCTTCTGCACAACATCAAAGTTTACAGTACTAAACAATCCAGGATGTAATGGTTTAGGATATTGATTATCACCTACCCATGCATATCCACAATGTTCATAATTTAATACTGGGGTAAATTCTTCATCTATCTTGCAAAAAAATGTATGATATGTAAATGTATTATTAACAAACTTTTGTATTGGTACTAGTTTTGCATGATCTGGGAAGTACCCAATTTCTTCAGTACATTCTCTTTCAATACCTACAAGTAACGTTTCACCGTTTTCAATTTTACCTCCCGGTATACCCCAATTGCCCGGATTTTTATTATCCGTTCTAAGTAGGTATAAGAATCGTTGTGTGTTTTTAGCGTAAAAGAAAACGCCTGCTGAGATATTATTCATATGCTAACATATTATAGCATAAAGTAAATTAGATTACAATACTATAATCACCCTGGTCGTACCAGCCTTCCCAAGATTTCATCCAGGCACCTTCAGTATTAACATAACGATACTGAATGCTGGTTGTTAGATTGGTAACATATTCTACTGTAGTAGCTTGGGCACTATCAAATGATACAAACCATTCTCCCATAGAACTATCATATTCAATAATATCATTGGCATATGCTACTACATTACCCCATGCGATAGTAGTATCACCTTCGCTACCGATGTTGTCTACTATTAGGTAACGCATTCCATTTTCTGCGGGAGGTAACCCTGCATTTGGTCCTGTGACTAATGGGTTAATCACGCTGTCTACAGGATCCAATGTATTTTGAGGCAGGGTATCTGGGTCAATATCATATATCAATAATCTATCATCTACTGGGTCAGGCACAATAGTACCTACAATCTCAGTGTCCATAAAAGGATTCTGTAACCATATCTGACTAATACCCGGTCTTACAGTTCCGTATACATTCAATAGACTTGACCAATACAAACTTGTATTAGGGTTAGGTGGTAAATCTAAATCCTCATTGCTTGGATAAAAATCTTGATTAGCTGGTAATAATTGTAAACTATTACCTATCAATAGTAACTTGTATCCATATGGAGTAATCTTTTGTCGTGTACCTAATAATAAATCATCATTCTGTATATCATCTAGTGCTTTACCAGAGAATATACTTGCTATAATCTTTTCAATAACACCCATCTTTTTAAGTTTAGCCGCATTGCTAATCCATATAGGCATATAGAATTTCCAACTCATTACATCAATAGGATTACCTGTACCTTGTGGTATGCTACGACTGCTGAAGGTTAAACCATCTTGGTAAACAACTGATAGTGAAGTCCAATCAATAAAGTTATCAGTACTTTGTATTTCTAATGAAGGATTGAATAGTGTACCTAATTGTTCAATCAATTGTAATTTTTGATTATAATTAGTTGTCCACAAATCTACAGTCATTCTTAATGTATACGGCACTGGCATTAATCTTTCAACAGTAAATGCTTGCCCTTGCACTGTTTCATAACTTTGAGTTTCTGTATTGTAACTACGTTGACGAACTTGTATCTTGTCAATGAATGTAGGGTCTTGTGTTCTACGTTGATCGTATTCTAAAGCAGTAATATAATAAGTGATTAACGGTGCGCTAGGTAAATTGCTAGCACTATTGTTAGCAATGATTGTACTTGCTTGTCTACTTGAATCACCATACATAATTGGTACACGAACAAGTATTTCATTACCTGCCGGGTCTTTACCTTTAGTAACATACCAATTACTAAAGATTTTTCCAAATTGAATTAGAAATCTGCGGACCTGATTATCATAAAAGAAAGCTGCCATATATTATATTACCGGTGGAATTGGATCTGGTGCTATTGTCAAAATAGTTGACAATGCTTGTTTCTGTGGTATCTCTGTACCATCAGTTGTTATAGTAACATTACTATTATTTATGAAGCTAGATTGTTGTGACAAATCTGTTTCAGTGAATCCTGTAGGCGTTCTGACATTTTTAGATATACGAACCCATATTCTACCATCCCAACGATAGAGAATTTGCGGTAGATAATCTGTACGTAAGAAGTATGCACCCACTTCTGGATTTTGCGGGAAAGCAATTCCTGCCCCTGTTGGGAATCCATTTGGTGCTTCTGCAGTGCCATCTAAGTAACCAGTTGTATAGCCAAAACTTCTTGGGCTACTACGAGCAATGAATTGGAATCGTGGATCAGTATCTGCACGATAGTCCATAGTATCTGGACCGTATGGTTCTGTTCCTGTAAAGTTTGGAGCTTCTGGGTTTTGATCGGCGAAAGCATATGTATTATCTGATGTACCATATGGTCCTGTAATAGGCCCTGTTGGCAATGCGGTTAATACAATCTCACCTTCAACCGCACCTGAACCATTACCAATTAGTGTTGGTGCAATAGTAGCTGTCTCTAAGTTTATCTGTCTTGCAACCCTTAAGGGATCAAATGTCATGTCTGCTGACATATCCCAAATACTTTGTACAGTTGTTTTAGGTATACGTAATATAGGACTTGCATTTTTGTATGCAGGACTACGAACTATTGCTACCACACCAGTTGCAACAACAGGAGCACCATTATTGTTAGCTAAAACATTTATAGGTGGAGCAGGCTGATTATATTTACCTGATAATTCAGTATCACTTTCATATACACCATATGTAGGAACAATATATAAATTAGTTCTATCATAACCTGACTTAGGTACTAATCTGTCAGCTTCTTCAAGTATAGCATTATTGATTTGTAGATTT